ACAGTTTTCAATACCATCTGATACCATCTCTTCACGATATGGGTAATTGATAAAATTAGGTCTGTATGAGAGGTGTTCAGCAATGTCTAGAAAACATTTGCCAATATACTCTGTGACGGGAGGAGGCGGATCTCCTGTATTTTCTGCGTCATTTACCGCTTTTTTCCATACAGAAATCTCGTCAAAGAATCTTTTGTTGTCTATGTAATGCGTAGGAGAAGGCTTTGCGCGTTCTCTCTTTTTCTTCTTTTGCGTCATCTTACCTCCGTTTCACACTATACCACAAATCGGTTGTAAGTCTAGACGAACTATACTTTTTTCAAGAATCGTAGAAGAAATAACTTGAACATCTATTGACATGGGGTATAAATAGTGTGTTCGGTGTCAATGAAGATCTCTAGTAAGACTTAGTTGTCCTTAGTATCTTCCTTGTCATCCCATTCATCTGTTTCATCTTCAGATGAATCATCATCCCAATCATCGTTGCCTTTGTTGTTTCCCAAAGCCTCTTCAACGATATCTTTGATGTCTTCAATCAATCCTTCGCGTAGAAGTTCCTTGAAAATAGGCTTTGGAATATAAAATTGAACGGTGACACTATTTTCATTTATAGTGTCAATTTCATCCATTACAGAGAATAAATCTGTCATATTTGATGGTTCTTTTTCGTCCGTTACAATCTTTGGAAGATTTTCTTTAGATAAAACTTTGTATAGAGGATTATTTTGCAATTCAACCTCTCGCTTAAAAAGCATGATGATTTGAGGTAGAGGAATAGCCTCTGCCAAAACGTCATTTTTTCTAAGGATTATTTTATCTTCAATTTCGCAATATTGAAGCCAATCTTGTAGATAGATCTGTTCGATACGAGACGATGCTTTTTGCGACTTGGTTGAAGTCATTAGTGCCATTGGACGCTGAATTTGATAAGTTGTTTCATCTTCATCGTAGATGTTTGCAATAATCTGCTCACCTGTCTTTAGTTTGAGCATCTTTATTGTTAATTCTTCTTCAGATGATTCAGGCTCTGGTTCAATATAGTTCATTATAACTCCTATAGATCTATCTTGATTGTTTTGAATTCAAAGTTTTCAGACTCATAGATCTTCAGTCTTTCCATGAAGTGTAGAAATGTATGGTTCTTTCTACTCTTCCAACATAGATCGTCACCTAGATCGTAAAGTTTCGCTAGACTCTTGTGTTCAGATAGACGCAGTTGTCTGCCTATTGATTGCAGGATTCTGATGCGAGACTTCGATGGAGAGGCGAAGACGATATTATGTAGACGGCGGATAGAGATGCCTGTGGAGAAGGTTCCGTAGGAAGCCACGATAATTGCATTTTCGTTCTTCTCCATGATCTTACGAATCGTTTCACGATCTTCTGTTGCGGTTCCTCCGTGGACAAAGAACACCTCTCGCTCAGGAATCTCCCGCTTCAACATCTCAACGAGAACCTTGCCGTGATTTTCCACGAATTGAAATAGAACAAGGCTATTTCCCTTTAGATTAGATACTAGTCTTGTGATGAATGTGTTTCTCTTTGGATTTGCAATGAGCCAAGCCATCTCTTCGTTGTAGGTGGATTTCTTCATCTCCTGCCTAGTTTCTTCGGGATAACCAAGCATGATTGCATCAATCTTCAGATTTGAGACAATCTTGCGCTCCATGAGTTCTTTTGTTGTGATTACAGAATATGCCTTGCCAAACAAGCCTTCAATGACCAACTTGTGAGTTGTAGTTCCGTCAAGAGTTCCTGTTGTTCCAATGCGGATATTACAATCATCAAGTTTAGTCATGATGTTTGTGAGCGACTGTGCCTTGAAAAGGTGGCACTCATCGCCAACAACCATGCCAAACTGAGCAAAGTAGTGCTTTGGCAACTTGTGGATGCTCTGCCATGTAGAGATCACTATAGATTTTTCTGTATCTTTTGATCTACCCTCGTAGATTGCGTGAACATTGTCTTCAACATTCCAAGAACTGCTTGACGAGTAGTCCTTGAAATCAGAACGCAACTGCTCAACAAGTGAGGTTGTCGGAACAATGATCAGGATCTTCTTGCCTTGACTCTGTAGTTTCTTCAGATAGAAACGCATGAGTGAGTAGATAATCAGACTCTTACCACTTGCAGTTGGTGATAGGAGCAGACATCTCTCTTTATTTACAGCGTGAACAAATCCATCAACCTGATGCTCATGTGGCTTTATTGGATTTCCACTAGCCATGATATTCAGGCTTTCGATATAACGCTTACCAGCGTCGTGGAAATACTCAGAGTTTCTTACAGGATAGTCGGATAGATCAATCTCGTAATTACGATCTTTTGCAAACTTGATTAGGTAGTCTACAAGACCGCGATAGATTGTCTGTGAGTGAATATTGAAGAGTTTTATGTCACCAGACCACAATTTGTTCTTGTAGGCTGGCATGAACTTGTAACCAGGAACCTTGAATGTGAAATAGTCTGAAAGTTCTCGCGCGATGTTTCGTTCACATCGGACTTTCACATACACAGAATCAACAGGTTCCACCTTCAATACATCCATACACATATTTATGGTTCATGTGTGGCTCCATTGATACGAATTGTCAATTCTTGAGGGTTGCAAACCTTTTCTTCGAAAAAAACTACCTCTATCTTGAACTGTTCTAGAGTCATGAGGGCAATTTCCTTGCTCTCGACAGGTGTCTTTTCGTAATAGAGATCCTGTATGGGCTTGTGTATGACAACTCTTTTGATACCAGCATTTACAACCATCTGAGCATCCTGTGGGTGTGAGAACACAGGACTGTAGAGTGTGGTTGATTCTATTCCAAATCCTCGTCCTGCACAATGACTAATAAGTTTAGCCACAGGAGACATAATGAAATTTGAAATATGAAAATCCGCTACTATTTCAGGTAATCCCTCTTCAGGACAGTAGACCGATAATGGTAGGTTATTTGAGGCAGCAGCAATAGGACTATTGGCATCGTCTTCAACTAGGAGCGCACCCAACTGATCATAGAGACAGGAGCGTGTTGCATGAATATACGCCTGACGCAACCATATTCTGTCTACAGGATCATTAGGTCTAAATCGTTCCATTGATGAATTTCTTCCATTCTATGGCATTCTTGATATCCCAACCACGACTTGTAATCTGCTTCGTGATTGATGATAGGTAATTAACCTTTTCACGCTGTAGGGCAAACTTTGCCTCTAGATGAAGGATATCACCATCAGCATCGACATAGGCATCAAGATCCTGACGCAGGATGCGCTTCTGATAGGGTTCCCAACCCAACTCATCAAGTTTTTCCTTGCTCATAACACCTGTATACCATTCACGCTTGTTTTGAGCAAGACGGCGCATCTGGTGTTCAATGGCTGTAAGACTAAGTGTCTCGTCGTGTAGTAGACAGAGATACTTGTTATGCAACTGTGGAGTTCGCAGCGATTCAACATCAAGACTAGTTTGGTCGATCTTAAGATCGGCTTCAACCATTTCACGAATTTGTGCGAGGTTCATTAGACTCTCTTGATAGTAAATGTTGTAAAACCAAATGAAGCCGAAATTGGTATCGGCTCGGACTCTGTGATTGTAGATGAATATTCGATAGAGTCAAGTGTTTTTGGAAAACAACCCTTGAATGTAAAGATTAGTTTTGGAACCTTTGCAGAATTTAGTATTGTGAGAGTAGCATCACTAAACAACTTGGTATAATTTGGTTCCACATCAGTATAATCGGTAAATGGAGTGAGTTTCTTCATCCAATCGTGAATTTCTTCGTAATTTCCAAAATTTTCGTCTACTAGAAATGTAACACGAAGATCATCATAGTTTACTGAAGTTCCTGGATGTGCAATTGCTGTGCCAAATCTAGTCATTTGCTTTATATCACCAACTGTTACTGCGGGAAGGTTTATTCCTTGGCAAAAGTAGGTGGTATTTGGCAACCTGAGAAAATCCAATTTAAAATAGGTGTTTTGCGTTGGATTTTGGTTCTCAGGAATTCTGAGATTTGGATCGGTATTTAGTCCGTCGAGTGAGATATCGTATTCAGCCATATTAGTATGTAGAATTGAAAAGGGGAGCC